CGAATTTAGATCTGCTGTAGAAGAAAGAGGTGCGGCAAGAGAAGCAGCAACTGCAGGTGAAGAAGGTGTTGGGGCAGAGGTAAGAGCAGGTGAAAAAATAACTGAAGAGGCAGCAGAAAAAGCAGCAGGTGGTGCTGGAAAAGTTATTGGTAAACTTGCTGGAGGTGTTGCTCGTGGTGCTGGTGTTGCTGGTGCTGCTTTATCTGCTGGAACAGCCGTTGAGGGACTCATGTCAGGTGAAAAGTTTGAGTGGAAAAAACAGGGTGCTGAAATAGGAGGAGCAATACTTGATATTTTAGGAACTGGTGCTGAATTTATACCCGGAGGTCAATTAATAGGTGTTGGATTACAATTAGCAGGAACAGCCTTATCAACTGTTGGAACTGTAGAAGAAGGTTTATCTGTAGAACCTAAACAAGTAAAAGAAAAACAAGAAGCAGAAGAATTACAAGCAAAAACTCAAAAAGATCTAGAAGCACAGAGACAACAAGCATTAACAAGAGTTACTCAGGCAGGTGCTGGTGGAGCAGCAGTTGGAAGAGAAGTACAATAATTTTACATGATTCGATACTAATATTTTTTTTTTGTAATTTATTTTTAAAATTTTTATATTTATTAAAATATAAAATGAGTAAATCTTTTTGGAGAGCAGAGTCTACAATCCCTATTGTTCAGACAAGTAAGGCAGTTACCGCATTAAATGGTCTCAACTTTGAGCCGGGTCAAGAATTAAGAATCCGAGTTCCACCAACCACTAAATTTTTCCAACCTAAAGAATGTTATCTTCAGGCAGATATTAAGTTAAGTGGTGGAACGGCAACTGGTGAAGCAACAAAACTTCAGTTAGATTCTGCACTGGGGGGGCAAATTTTAATCAAGGATATTCGCATATATTCTTCAGCAGAGAAGGGAAATGTTTTGCTTGAGGAAATTCAGGGCTACAATTCTATGGTTTCTATCATGCGTGATTTTGATACTAATGACAGTGAAAAGAAAAAGAGAGCATTAACTGAAGGTGCTACAATTTGGTTACCCAATACTCGTGGAACTCAGGGAACAACTCGTTCTGATACAGCAAATATTTTAGATAATCCTTATTTTGCCGCTGACCCACTAACTGGTGATAATAAACGCACACCATTCACCAATGATCAGTTTAATACTGCTAAACTATGTCTGCCCTTAGAAACAGGAATCTTCCGCTCAGAACGTGTATTCCCAAATATGCTAACAGGCTTGGAAATTGTTATAACCCTTGAGGAAGCAGGTCGCTGTATTACTCAACTTGATTCTGTCATGAGACACAAGAGATTAGCACTGAATCCAGTATTCCTTTCTCGTAATGGTTCTACTGCTGGTGCTTCTGCTGATATTGCTAACGGAGACACTATTGCTAAGATTCACCTTGCTAAAGATAATTCTCAGAATTCTGCTGAACAGTGTCCATTTTGTGTTGGTGAACGTGTTGCTATTGTTTCTGCTAATAATGCTTCGCTATTAGCCACAGATAAAGACCTTGTTATTGCTCAGATAAATACTAATGCTTCAGGCACAGAAATTACATTTGATCCAGCAGACGCAGTATCTAATAGTGCTGATACATTCAGTGCTAATAGTGGTCATTATGTTGTATCCATGGCGGCAACAGACAGAGACGGAGACGTAAATGCTAATTATAAACCTAGTTATGTATTAAGTAACGTAGAACTTGTTATCCAAGAAGTTGACATGGGAAGTGGTTTTGAGAATGATATGCTAAGAGGAATGAAAGAAAAAGGAGTGATTGTCCAAGATATTTTAAGTTGCCAAAATTACAAATATTCTTCTCAGGCTGGTGAAGTAGCACTTAATATTCGGTTGCCTCTAAATAATGCCCGGGGGAAGGCAATCGTTTCGCAACCATGTGACTCAACTGTATATTCTGATTCAGCACGTGTATCTTGTACTGGAACTTATAACGTTGGTGGTGATACCGCAGATAAAACCATGAATCAGTCGTGTGCTGGTCTCCGTGGTATGTCTGATTATATCACAAATTATCAGTTCTTCTATGGAAATCCTGCACGATTACAACCAAGTCGCCCAGTCCGTTGCTCCAAGACTTCTTCCAAGGTGTCAATTGACCAGCAACCGCTGATAGAAACAACCAAGGCTCTCGTCCAGTCGGATATTTCCGCTAAGTCTCTCAATGCTTTTAATAGCAACTGGCTTGTATCTCGTGCTTTAGCACTAAATTCAGGAGTATATGATACTCGCAATTCTGATTTTAATATTCAGGTAAATTATGAAGGAACTACCCCAACAAAGAATAAGTTATGGAACAACTTTGTTTTCCACCTCAGGAGAATTAATATCAGAGGTGATTCTATTGCTGTAGAATATTAAGCGAAGCAAAATTTTGTTTATTTAGTTTTTTTTTTAAAAATTTTATAATATATTAATTATTATAAAATATGAGTAATCGTTATTTGTCTATAAAGCCAAGTAATTCTAATGCCAGTCAATCGTATAGGGACGGACGACCAGTAATCAGTTTCACGATTGCTGAATCGGAATCAGTGCTTATTCCGTCTTCAGTTAGATTCTGTGGTCGTCTTCATGTTTACAAGAATTCTGCTCGTGCGAGGGTTGAGGACACCGACCCACTTGCTATGGATTCTCGCACAGGTGTTTGGTCTATTTTTGACCAAATAGTTATAAGTTCTGCTACCAGTAAGCAAACTATAGAACACATACGTTCCGCAAATAGGTTCTACTCAAGTTACTTGGGGGTTACCAGTTCAGAGCAGTCATTAATAGGGCATTTTGGTGAAAGTGGATTAACACTTCCAAGCACCAATGGTCAGAAACAATCTGTTGTAGAGGAAGGTGTTGGAACTAATAGTAATGAATTTTGTATCAATATACCCTCAGGAATGCTCGGCGGAACTGGGGCTATTCCGCTTTCTCGTAGCACAGGTATTGGGGGCTGCCAGTTAGATTTACATTTGGCTCCGGACTCTATGGTGCTATTTAATACTAATGGCAATGCTACTCAGTTCCCTGACGCATTCTATGAATTAACTGATTGTCAGTTAATATGTGAGACTCATTCTCCAAATCCTGAGGATATGGCAAAAATGAAAAATATGGGTGGGTTCGAATACAACTCAATTTCGGGATATTATGCTACAATTAATTCTACAAATTCTGTGATTAATTTCCCACTTGGTTTAAGTAGAGTTGAGAGTGTATTCATGAATTTCATTCAGAGTTCGTATCTTAATAATTTAGCACAGAACTCTCTTCAGACAATTATTCCTATTACAAAGACAGGTGCTATTGCTGACCTATCTCAAGTTGTATTCACTAAGGGTGGTATTAGATATCCTCTTGATTACAATATTGATACTCAGTTTAAGAAGGATTCTACCAATAAAAAGGTTGACCCTCAAGTTATTAGGAATTTCATGAATTCTATTATACCATTTAATCAACTAACTCACACAAGTGTTTCACCTGTAAATACTAACAAGAGATACACTACAAATGATAACAGTGTTCTTGAGGGAGGCTCATTATATGGTGTTGGAGTCGCATATGATATTTTAGGAAGCACGGCAGGAGGAAATTTCACTGACGACGCATGGGGTGTACAAATGGATTTAAATCTCACTGACGATAATCCTACTTCCGCATTTATTTTTGTTCATTCCAAGAATACTATCTTGTTTAAGGACGGACAAATTCAGGTAATTCAGTAAATCGTAGATATGCTTCGCTAATTTTCTATACTTAATTTTTTTAGTTTTTATTTAATAATTTTTATATTTTAACTAATATAAAAATGAGTGCTATGTCTATCCCTGATATGCTAAAACCCGGTATGATTGGTTCTAACCCTGAACAACGTATTGACACAATAATTCATGAGCCGGTTATTTTTTCGGAGTCTTTTCTGAGATACGAATTAACTAATCAAGGTCTATTAAACCCTTCGTCACGTATTACTTTTTCTCTTAATGGACATGGTGACCACAATTCATTCTTTCCTCTTGGTATTGGTGTAAATTCTATTGTTGAGAGAGCAACTCTTAAGATTGGTGGTAAAACTATCTGTGAAGTACAAGACTGGAATCATTATCAGGCATACAAGTCTATGTTTATTGAGCAGTCTGTAATCAAGGAACGAGAACAATTTACTTCGGCTCGTTGCCTCTCAAATGCTGTTGTTTATGAACAGGATTCTCAGGTATCGCAAAAGATTGGTATTGATAACGGTAAAGAATTCACTGATAATGCAGTTGAGGCTAATACTGAATTAAAGGTTCACACTTTTCAGAAACTTCCAAATCAACCAGTTTTCTCTATTAAGTTAGACGAGTTATTTCCAGCAGTTGCTGGGATACAAATGCCGCTTTTCCTCTTAAGAAGTGACCAAGCAGTTCACTTAGAATTAACACTTGCTAATTCTGTAGGTAAGAGAGCATGTTTAGCACAGAGCGTTGATAATGCTTCGGCAAAACATTCATTCACCCTTGATCAAACTGAATGCCGTATGATTGCTGACTACACATTCCTTGACGGTGAAGAAATGAATCAGTTTGCTTCGGCAAACCGTGATTTCTCATTTATGTTCCTTGAGCCTCGTCTA